AACACTAAAAAACTAAATTGGAACGGATTAACAGAACAACAGCAAGAATTTACAGAACGAATTGTAAATCGTGAAGTTTTTACAATATGTAATGAATTAATTTTAGAGGCTGATGAATATGTCGAGTTTGACAACTTTTTAGACTTTGACACAGACAAATACAAAGAAGTATTTGTTTATTATATTGTGTCTGAATGGCTATATGAACATTTACAAAATATAGAGGCTTGCGTAACTCAATATAAAGGCTTGTATATATGGGGTAGATGTGATTTTGGTCAAGGTTTGGATATGAATCACGAATTAAAACAAATAGCTAAAAAAATAATAAAATAAAGGGGTTATAAATGATCACATTATTAACAATTCTAAATATAATAAGTATTAGTTACTTATTGCTAAATATAGAAAATAAGCCTCTAAAAATAGCTTTTAAAAAGCTTTTATTAATAGCTTGTAACATCATATTAATAATTATAATTAACATATAAGAAAGGTAAAAAATGAAAGTAAAAAAAATATATATAGATAATTTAAAAGGGTTAAAACAGGCTGAGAAATTGCAAAATTTAGGTTATATTCCGTTACATAACGGATTTTTTAACCCTTACTTAACTTTAATAAAAGGCACGGAAAAAGAAATAATAAATTATAAAAATAAATATTATAGATAAAAAGAAAGGCACAAAATGATTAATGAAAATATTTTGAATTGGTATAATACTTGTAATTTAAAATTTGAGGATAAAATTATAATATTACACCTACAATTAGAAAATAATAATAAAAATAGTAAAATTTATAAAGATACTAAAGAATTTTTAAAACTAATAGAAAGGTAAAAAATGAAAAAAGAAAAAATAAATGAATTAATTAATAAAGGTTATAAACCTTTAGTATATCTAAAAAGTAATAAAGATTATACTAAAATGATATTGAAAACTAGACTAGAAAAAGAAAATTCTGATATTATATATCCTGTTTATTATAATCATGTTAAAAAATTACTAAATGATAATCAACTAAAATTTATTGAATATTATAATATAGCTAAAAATTTAAGGTTCAATGAATTAGTAGAATTAAATATAAAAAGTAAAAATTTAACATTAAATAAGCATGAAATTTCAATTTTAACTATGCACAAGGCTATTAAAAAAATGCAATATTTAGAACAAAAATAATTATAACCAACATAAGAAAGGTAAAAAATGAATAAAAAACAAACATTAAAATATGTTATATCAACGGATAAATACAACCTATTACAAGATAATGAGAATATAATATTATACAGCCTTAAAAAGCTATATTATAAACTTGAATTATATTTTACCAATTATAAACAGAAAGGATCAAAATGAATATAATTAATAATAATAACTTATCATTTTACATTGATAACAATAAAAATAACACTACAAAATATATAATATATGATAAAAGTAAAAATTGTTATTATACTTGTAAAGTAGGTATTCAAAAAGGTAATATGGTATTAAAATTCGTTTTATATGCCTGTTATAAAATTAGTAACAATTTAACAAAGTGTAATTTTAATCAATTTGATAATATTATAAATAAAGATAATAAAATGAATTTAGCTATTAATTATAATAGATTATATTATAAATAGCATAAAAAAAATTGCATAAAAGAAAAATAATACTTGCATATAATAAATAAGGTATTATAAATTTAAATTATAAATGAAAGGTTATAAATAATGAATATAATAAAACTAAAAAGTGTAGGTACAGCAATAAATACAGATACATTAAAAACTTATGCAATAAATGTAGATGATACTATTGATTATAATTCTTGTGTTTACCTTGATGATTGCTGTATTGAGTGGTGGTATAGCTTATCAATTAAAGATAAAAAAACTATATCATTAATTACATCAAATAATTATGGGAGTATATAATGGATTGGTTAGATACTTTAATAATGATTGATTATATTATAAATTGGATCTTTTTAATAGCTTTAATGTGCCTCGTTTATAATATAATAGAATACTTGAATTATAAATAGGAGATTATAAATAATGAATAAAGTTAAAAAATACATAGACAAGTTATATAAAAAGACTTGTAATTATAGGGATAAAAAAGGTTATAGGGAAAATTTAGGCTATGATAGTTATAATAAAGTTTCCGATTATATGTCTGAGTTTAATTTAACCTATCAACAAGAATGTGAATTGAAAGATTATTTTTACTATAAAATGGATAATGTATAAATAAAAATGCAGATTGTTTTGATAGTTTCAATCTTTATAAAAAAAACTATCATTAAACTATAAATAGGAGATTATAAAATGGAAATAATAAATCAAATAATAATTATGATAGCGAATATAATGGTTATACCATTATTAATTTGTGTGTGTGTCTTGATGTATTATGTGATAGAACAAGCGATATATAATAAGAATAGGAGATCAAAATGAATGAATATAAATGCAATGTGATTATAAATTTTGAAGGCAATCACATAGAAGCAGAAAACAAGCAAGATTATATTGAAAAACTAAAAGAATCATTTATGTTAGAATTTGGTATTGAGTTAAGTGATTCTGAAATTCAAAATGTGGAGGTTATAAAATGAGAATGTGTAATAAATGTGAATTTGAATTTCAAGAGGAAATGTTATTTATACCATCTCATTATTGTATAAATAATACTTGGTATTCAGCAACAGATAACTGTCATTATGATGATGACGATTTAAATATGGAGGTTATAAATGATTAATTGTGTGCATTGTGGTACTAAATATCAGCCTGAATCTAATTTAATTAAAATTGGTAAGCATTTAGCTGAAGTTTATAATACAGATAATAAAACGAATTATAATTTGTGTGATTGGTGTGAATATGATTTTTCTTCTGGAGATTATAATGAAGCAAAATAAAACAGAAATTATATTGTGGGAAATTTATAATAATGCTAGGCAGTTAAATAATATTGATCTTAAGAAAGCTAAAGCTATTATAAATCAGGAAATAAATGATAGAGGGAGGAAGTAATAATAAGGGGAGTAAAGAAAGGTTAGAAACTCCCCCTATTATATCCACGACTTTAGGAGATTCGTGATTATGAAAAACTATTTAAATACTTATAAAACTTATATTATACCTTGTGAATATTTGGAGAAAAGGATAGAAGCTTCCCTACCCCTGCATAAAGCAGAGTTAGGCTCTACCCTTATTATACCTCGCTCATATTTTATCGAAGTAGGATATTTGACTACCAGCATTTATAATCAAACGGATAACTATTTGTCGGTAATGCTACCCAAGTATCAAGCATTGTTATCTTCGCTATGCTTTGTTCCTATGATACAAACCCCTTTTGGTAAGAACTTAAATGTTAAACCCCAAAAGTATATTTCAGCCAAACGATTTAACGAATTAACTTATAAAACAATAAATAATAAATGCAAATAAAAAAAAGGAGTAATGAAATGAAAGATAAAATAGAAATCCCAATATGCTACTATAAAGATGAGAATGGTAACAAGGTATATGACTTGGAAGAAATGGCTGAGGAGTTTGAAAGGCAGTTAAGTGAATTAACCGAATGTGTTGTAATGTGTCATATTAGATAAATAAATTATTTCTTGCAAAAGCGCAAACTATAATTATAAATTTAACTAATAAAACGAAAGGAAAAAGATGAGTAAAGAGAATAACCTCAAGCAGATTAT